GGGGCGAAACGAGCGCGAGATTGCGCCAGTGTGTGGGGTGGGCATTTGTTAATCAGCGGGGTAATCTGATGGCGAAAGTTACTTTGCTCACCCAGGCTGAATACGCCAAGCACCGCGGCTGCTCTGCCGTCGCGGTGCACAAGGCCGTGAAGGCTGGCCGAATCTCGCTGATCGACGGCAAGATCGACCCGGCGGTTGCCGACATCCAGTGGGCGCAAAACACCCGTGCCCGCGTGACGGCGCGGCCGGCGCCGGCGGCCGATGCTCCAGCTGCACCAACCGCGCCGCCTCCCAGCCAGGATGCGCCCGACGCGCGTCCAGGCGACGATGACTACTGGCAGTCGCGTTCACGCCGCGAAGCCGCCGAGGCCTCGATGGCCGAGCTCAAGCGCGACGAGCTGATGGGTGAGCTGATCCGCGTCAGCGCCGTGCGCGCAGCCATGATCAACGCCTACGCCACCCTGCGCGAAGCCATCCTCAACCTGCCCTCCCGCCTGGCGCCGCAGCTGGCCGCCGAGTCCGACACCGCAGCCATTCAGACCCTGCTGCATGCCGAGCTGCACGACGCCCTGACCACGCTGGCCGGCGCATCCTCGCAGATCAGCACAGCGCCGCCTGCGGATCCAACCGAGCCCGCCCCAGAATGAGCGCCCGCGACCTCCCCGCCGACCTGGCCCGCGCCGTCGAGCTCGAAGCCGCCGTGCGCCTGCAGCACCTGGCGCCACCGCCGCGCGTCTCCGTCGCCGAATGGGCACAGCGCTATCGCCACATCGCCAAAGGCCCCGAGCGCGGCCCCTGGCGCAACGAGCGCACGCCCTACCTGGTCGAGCCCATGGAAGCCGCCAGCGCACACTCCCCCTATGAGCGCGTGGCCCTGTGGTTCGCCACCCAGCTCGGCAAGTCCGAAGTGCTCTACAACGCCCTGCTGCAGCGCATCCACACCGACCCGCAAGACCTGATGATGGTCCAGCCCACCTTGCAGGATGCGCAAGACCACAGCCAGCAGCGCTTCATCCCAACCGTCGCGCAAACGCCTGCACTTGCCGGCCTGGTCGCCCTGCGCCGCAGCCGCGACGAATCCACCAGCTGGCGCTCTCGCTCCATCCAGGGCGGCTTCACGCTTTTTTTCGGCGGAGCCAACAGCGCGTCCTCGCTGGCGTCCAAGCCCCTGGGCTTCGCCGTGGCCGACGAGGTGGACAAATGGCCCGCCGACGTCGACAACGAAGGCCCCCCCCTGGGCCTGCTCGAAGAGCGCATGAGCAACTTCGCCCGCCGCAAGCTCCTCATCGCCAGCACCTGCAACATCAAAGGCCAGTCCATCATCGAGGCCGAATACCTCGCCAGCGACCAACGCCAGTACCACGTCCCCTGCCCACACTGCAACGAGCGCCAGGTGCTCCTGTGGGGAGCCAAGACCGACTGGGGCCTCAAATGGCTCAAGACCGAAGCCGGCAAGGCCCGCCCCGAGACCGCCGTCTACATCTGCCGCCACTGCGGCGGCGCCATCGACGAGTGGCGCAAAGACACCATGCTGCGCGACGGCGTGTGGATCCCGCAAGCGCCCGGCGCCGGCCTCGGCAAGCGCGCCGGCTTCTGGCTCAACAAGCTCTACAGCCCCCTCGGCTGGAAGTCCTGGCCCGCCCTCGTCGAAGAATGGGAGCAAGCCATCGAAGCCAACCGCACCGGCAACAGCGCCCCCCTCAAGAAGTTCAAAAACTCCAGCCTCGCCGAGACCTGGGAAGAAGAAGGCACCGGCGCCGACAGCAAGAGCCTGGCCGCCCGCGCCGAAACCTATGACCTGGGCATCGTCCCCCGTGCCGGCCTCATGCTCACCATGGGCGTCGACACCCAACCCGACCGGCTGGAGGCCCGCGTCTGGGCCTACGGCCGCGGCGAAGAATCGTGGTTGGTGGCGCGCCACATCATCTACGGCGACCCCAACCTCGACGAAGGCACCGAAGGCAGCCCCTGGACGCGCCTGACCGAAGCCCGCCGCACCCCCCTCATGCACGCCAGCGGCGCGCAAATGCTCATCGAAGCCACCTGCATCGACAGCGGCGGCCACAACACCCACGCCGTCTACAACTACTGCCGCCAACACGCCCACGCGCACGTCCTCGCCATCAAGGGCGCCAGCCAATACGGCCGCCCAGTCATCGGCAAGCCCTCTGCAATCGACGTCAACTGGCGCGGCCGCACCATCGCCCGCGGCGTCAAAGTCTGGCAAATCGGCACCGACACCGCCAAGCACCTGCTCCACGGCCGCATGCGCATCGGCCAAGTCGGCCCCGGCTTCGTGCACCTGCCCAAGTCCCTGGCCAGCACCGACGAATTCGAGCAAATGACCGCCGCCCGCCTCATGCCCGCCACCGTCAACGGCAAGGCCGTCATGCGCTGGATCACCAAGCCCGGCCAGCGCGAAGAAGCCGGCGACTGCCAGGTCTACGCCTACGCCGCCGCCTGCTGGCTCGGCATCCAAACCTACCGCGAGCCCGGCTGGGCCAGGCGCGAAGCCAAGTACAGCCCGCGCGATCCGGGGTTGTTTGATGCGCCAGCATCCCCGGCCGCCGCTGCCACGTCCCCCACACCGAAAGCGCCCGCTGCCGCGCCACTTTCCCGCCAACCCGCACCCCGCCAATGGTGACCACATGACCGACCCAAAGCCATCCACCGAGCCCACAGACTCCGACTTCGTCGATCGCGTGTTCGACTACCTGCGGGCCGAATTCCCCAGCCTGTCCGCCCGCCGCCTGGCCCGCGCGCGCGACGCCCTGCGCGCCGAATTCGCCGGCGGCCGCGCCTACGTCGCCAGCCGCACGCCCACCGAGCGCCAGGCCCTGGTGCAAGAGGTGCTGTCCAAATTCAACGGGCGCAACGCCACCGAAGTCGCTCGTCGCCTGGGCATTGGCCGCGCCACCGTGTACCGCCACCTCAAGCAGGCGCGTTTTTCTGACAGCGTCGCCCGCCGTCCTGATCGTCTCAAATTTGGTGGAATTGATACAGACAACCCGTTAGGGTCGGCCCCTGCGACCGCGCTCGCCACGCCGCCCGAACCCGCCGAAACCCAGGAGCCCACCGCATGGCCTTCACCACCACCGACCTAGCCGCCATCGACGCCGCCATCGCCAGCGGCGAGCTCACCGTCAGCCACAACGGCCGCACCGTCACCTACCGCAGCATGGCCGACCTGATGCGCGCGCGCCAAACCATCCTGGCCGAAATCGCCGCCGCCCAGCCCGGCCAGATCGTTGGCGGCCCGCGCCGTTTCACCTTCACCACCCACCGCGGGGACTGATCGCCATGAGCAACTTCATCGATCGCGCCATCGGCTACTTCAACCCCCTGCAAGGCCTGCGCCGCCACCACCTGCGCGAGGCCCTGCACCGCGCGTATGAGGGCGCCAAAACCTCAGACGGCTGGACGCCACGCCGCCCCGGCGCCAGCGCCAACGCCGACCACGCGCAGGACGCGCGGCAGCTGCGCATCCGATCTCGTGCGCTCATGCAAAACGTCCCATACATGGCCCAGGGCCTGCGCACCCTGGTGGCCAACACCATCGGCACCGGCATCGAGCCCAACTGGCTGGGCCCCAACGCTGGCGCACTCAACGCCGCCTGGGCACGCTGGATCAGCGAGGCCGACGCCGACGGCCGGCAGGACTACTACGGCCTGCAGGCCACCGCCTACCGGGCCATGGAGCAAGACGGCGAGGTCATGATCCGCCTGCGCTGGCGCCGCCCCACCGACGGCCTGACGGTGCCTCTACAGGTTCAGCTGCTAGAAATCGACTGGCTCGACAGCACCAAAATCGGCGCCGGCAGCGCCCCCGGCCACACCGTCATCAACGGCATCGAGACCGACGCCATCGGCCGCATCGTCGGCTACTGGCTGTTCGACCAACACCCAGGCGACCAACACACCCGGCTGGGCCGCGTCTCACTGCGCAACGCCAGCCGCATGGTGCCGGCCGAGCAAATCATTCACCTGTACACCATCGATCGGCCTGGGCAGGGCAGGGGCTTCCCGCGCGCCTCGCCCGTCATCGCCCGCGTGCGCGACCTGCAGGTGTACGAAGACGCCGAACAGGCGCGCAAGAACCTCGAATCTCGCCTGTCCGTCCTCGCCTCTGGCGACCTGTCCCAATTCAACTCAGCGCCCGACGTTGGCGAAGCCCCGCGCGGCGCATCCGACATGGGCCAGCTCAGCGGCGGCAACCTCATTCAGCTGCCGCCCGGAATGACCACCACCGTGGTCGAGCCCAAGGCCGCCCCCGGCTACGTCGACTACGTCAAATGGCAGCTGCACCTCATTGCGGCCGGTTTCGGCGTGCCCTACGAGGGCATGACGGGAGACATGAACGAAGTCAACTTCAGTAGCGCCCGCGTGCGCCTGATCGACTTCCGCCGTGAGGTTGAAATGCAGCAGTGGACCCACCTCGTCCCCCGCCTGTGCACCCCCGTCTGCCGCGCCTTCGAAGACGCCGCCGTCCTGGCCGGCCTGGTGCCCCGCGCCACCTACGACGTCGACCACTCCACCCCCAAGTGGGACTACGTCAACCCCGCGCAAGACGTGCGCGCCGATCTGGACGAGGTCTCCGGCGGCCTGTCCAGCATCAGCGAAAAACTGCGCCGCCGCGGCTACAAGCCCGATGCTGTCTTCACCGAACTGGCCAGCGACATCAAGCGCCTGCGCGAGCTGGGCCTGCTCGACGTTCTGAGCTTCGGGCGCAGCGCCCCGCTCGCCGCGCCCGCGCCAGCACCCGAGCCCGGCACCAGCGCCGAAGCCAAAGACAAGGCCAAAGTCAAATAGTCTCATTTTTGGTGGGATTGAGACAGCAACGCCGGCACATTGCCGGCAATGCCACACGCAACCGACGACCACCAGACGCGCCGCGCCGAGCTGCCCATCGCCGGCCGCCTGGCGCCGCTGCAAGGCTTTCAGCGCGCAGTAGCTGATGCTGCTGGTGCTGACAGCGCCGCCCCCCTGGCCACCGCCGAGCTGGTGTTCTCCGCCGGCGCCGGCGTGCGCCGCTACGACTGGCTGCGCGACCGCGCCTACATCGAGGAGCTGGTCGTCGAAGAAGGCGCCATCCGCCTGGACCGCATCACGCGCGGCGTCCCCTTGCTCGACACCCACTCCACTTGGAGCCTGTCCGACCAGCTCGGCGTCGTCGATAACCCGCAAATTCGCGACGGCATGGCCTACGGCACCGCCACCTTCTCGCGCCGCGAGCAGGTGGCCGGCATTGTTCAGGACGTCGCCGACGGCATCGTCCGCAACGTATCCGTCGGCTACGTGCGCCACCGCATCGAAATGGTGCCTCCCGCCGCCGAGGGCGACCTCTGGACCTACCGCGTCATCGATTGGGAGCCACAAGAAGTCTCCCTCGTCCCCATCCCCGCCGACATGGACGCCCAGATCGTCGGCCAGCGCAGCCAGCAGCCCGGCGCCCCCGAGCAACGCGCCGTGCGCACCTTCCCGTGCGAGTTCATCGAACGCGCGCAACCCTC